CGCTGGCAACATATATCCCATACAAGTACAGATAACCACCGCGGATGGAGACACTGACAGCAGACACTTCAGGATAGTGGTCAAAGACAAAGGATTAGAATAATGACACCTGACAACACAGGAAAGAAATACAGGAAGCACGACAAGGATCTCATCAAAGACCTGGCTCGTATAATGTGCACCTATGAGGAGATAGGTGAGATCATTGGAATAACGGGTGAAGGTGTAAAGAAGAGATACAAGAAGATTGTTGACGCCGGAAGAGCGGAAGGAAAGAAATCACTGAGAAGGGCACAGATGGAGAGGGCACTGGCAGGAGATGTCAGGATGCAGATTTGGCTTGGACGTAATTACCTTGACCAGAAAGATGACCCTAACTCCACAGATCATTCACAACCACTTCCATGGCAGGAGGATGAATAACAGTGAAATTGTCAACGCCACAGAAAACCGTAGCCAATGACCCAGCAAGATTTGTTGTGTTGGTGACTGGTAGACGTTTTGGCAAGACCACACTGGGCATAAGACAACTGTTCTATCATGCTAGAAATCCAAATCAGAATGTGGCCGCTATACTACCAAGTTATAGACAGGCACGTAATGTTTGGTGGGACGAGGTCAAGAACAAGGCCATATCTCTATGTTGGGACAAAAAGATCAATGAAGCGGACCTATCCATAGTTCTCAAGAATGGTAGCAAGATCTCACTGAAAGGATCTGACAACAAGGATGCATTGCGTGGTTCAAAATACAATTATCTGTATTTTGATGAAGTGGCCAACATTGAGAAAGAAGCATACACTGAAGTTTTGAGACCCACACTGTCAGACACAGGTGGTAGAGCCATGTTCGCGGGCACACCTAAAGGTATAAGCAATTGGTTGTATGACATCTATCAAAAAGGACAAGACAAGACCGAAGACAATTGGAGTTCATACCAATTCACAACAATACAGGGTGGTTTCGTTCCTGAAGCAGAAATACAACAGGCCAGACAGGAATTGGATGCCAAAGTATTCAAACAGGAATATGAAGGCACATTTGAAAATTTTGAAGGTAGAATCTATTATGGATTTGAAAGACAGCACAATGTGGATGATTTCACATTTGAACAGAGACAAAACATCATACACGTGGGAATTGATTTCAACGTACAACCACTCACAGCAGTGTGTTTTGTATTAAAGGACAACAAAATTTATATCATAGACGAGATAGAGATGTATGGATCCAACACTGAAGAATTAACCAATGAGATACATGGTAGGTTCCCAGGCACAAAGATAATTGCGTATCCTGATCCATCAGGCAGGGCCAGGAAGACCAATTCACCAAAAACAGATTTCAATATATTACACAACGCCGGATTCATAGTGAAGGCACCATCAAGGCATATACCAGTCCGTGACAGGATCAATGCCGTAAATAGCAAGTTATGTTCAGGTGCTGGAGAGAGGGGAATAATGATACATCCAAAATGTAAGAGCCTTATCACTGGATTGGAGAGACACATCTACAAACCAGGTACCAATCAACCAGAGAAGAATGGTAGCAAGGACTACTCACACGTCAATGATGCACTCGGCTATGCGGTATCATTCCTGTTCCCGATCACTAGGAACTATGAGACACAAGAACAAACAAACACATGGAAGGTTAGAATATAATGGCTACAGTATCAAATTTCGCCGTAAATCAAGATCCAAGAAAAACTAGTGCCCATTACACGGCATTGGGTGTTCATCCCGAATACCTTACACACTACAAGAGATGGGAGTTCCTAAGGAACGCCTACTTAGGTGGATATGAATACAAAATGGGAGAATACCTCACAAAATATATCTATGAATCAGACAATGAGTATTTCAGAAGGATAGCCACTACACCATATGATAACCATGTGAAATCTATCACACACATCTACAACAGTTTCCTATACAGGCAACCGATCAAAAGAAATTTTGGATCTATGTCTAACATGGCATCATTGGATGCATTCCTAAAAGACACTGATCTAGAAGGCAGAAGTTTTGAAAGTTTCATGCGTGATGTGAACACGTGGAGCACAGTGTATGGTTCATGTGTGATATTATTGGATAAACCACAGTCAAATGCTAGAACAAGAGCAGAAGAATTACAACAAGGCATCAGACCTTATGCTTCTATCTACACACCAGAAAATGTGTTGGATTGGGAATTCAAAAGACAACCATCAGGTGTATATGAATTGACATATCTCAAATTGCTTGAGGTAGAACAACAGGCCTATGGTATGAATGCCAGATACTACATCAGAGAATTCACCAGAGACATGATAACATTGAGTGAATACCATCAGGATGACACAAAACCAACTGAATTGTTGCAAGAGATGCCAAACACATTGGGCCGAGTGCCTGCTGTTTGGGTCTATGCCAACAGATCTCCAGTGAGGGGTATTGGTGTTTCTGACATTGGTGATATCGCTGATATGGGCAATGCCATATTCAATGAATTATCAGAAATAGAACAACTCATAAGATTAAGCAACCATCCATCGTTGGTCAAAACACCAGATGTTGATGCGGCCGCTGGTGCGGGTGCAATCATAACAGTGCCTAATGAGACAGATGCTGGTTTAAAACCATATCTATTACAACCAACTGGTCAAAGTCTGGAAGCAATATTGAATTCCATACAGGAAAAGATCACATCTATCGATAGAATGGCATGTATGTCTGGTATAAGAACAGCACAGACGAGACAACAATCTGGAATCGCAATGTTAACGGAATATTCTATGTTGGATGCCAAACTCACAGAGAAGGCCAAGAGCCTACAGTTGGCTGAAGAACAAATGTTCAGACTATGGGCACAATGGGAAGGTATACAGTTTGATGGAGAGATCGAATACCCATTGGCGTTCCACATCAGAGACAAGAACCTAGATATGGACGTGTTAGAGAAAGCGGCAAGAACCACAAGAGACAGTGTCAATGCCTCACCAGATGTCAAGATGATGATTGATGCTAAAATTAAAGAAATCATAGCCAAAGATCCATTTGAATTAGAACAGATGAATCAAAACAGAATACAGCCCAAGGGCGACACAATAACATTGACACATCCCCCAGTGACCAACAAGGAAGACTTGGTCCGACACATGAGAGAAATGATCGAACAGGGTTACAGCAATCAACAGATAATTGAATTGCACCCAGAACTAGCAACACTATTTGGAGAGAACAATGACCCTGAAGGAACGGATTCGTAGGCTCGAAGACAAAATTAACCTGTTGATGAACAATCACCTCAGTCACCTTGACAGCAGGATCAGGCGGAACGAATGGTTGTTATACACAATACTGTTTTTCCTATTGGGCATCTCCTGGAAGATGATGGGATCATAACATGCCAGTGAGACGAGTCAAGGGTGGATACAGATGGGGCACTTCAGGCAAGATATACAAGACCCGAGCCGAGGCAGAGCGACAGGGGCGTGCGATACGTGCCTCTGGTTACAATAAAAGATCAGGCAGGAGGAGATAATGCCAAGACCTACAGCACAGATGAGGGCCAACGCAAGGCGTGGACTGAAATTGAGGCAACAGTCACCCAAGAGCAGACAGGGTGGCACCGCCGTGGGCGTGGCCAGGGCAAATCAATTCGCCTCAAACAAGAACGTGTCATTGGACACGGTAAAGAGAACTTTTTCATTCCTATCGAGGGCAAAGACGTACTACAAGGCAGGCAGTAACACACCCGGCACACAGGCCTATCTGTTATGGGGAGGACCAGCGGGTCTGTCCTGGGCAAGGAGGATACTTAAAAAATGATCGACAGATGGTTGGAAAGATTCTTCGACAGAGTGGACCGATTGGCCGAATGGATAGAAAGACAACTTAAAAAAATATTCAACTGATGGAGGTAAGCAGTGGCAGGTATCAAGACCAGGAAAGGCACACAGACCCATCACGCAAAATTCTATGCCAAGGGGCAGGAGTGGCGGCCTTGCAAGGTAATCCAGCGGAAGAGATCAGGCAA